GTCCAGATTGCTTTTAGTAATAAACAGCCCCCTTCTGGGGGACTTTCGACAGAGGATAACACTCGAGTTAACGAGGTACCATGTCTATTTATAGACTGTAAAGGTATTGGAACTATAACCTATCTGAATCGGTTTAGTTTGTAAAAGGCCTCACCAGTAGAATCGAGATATTGAAGGAATAACTTCTCCAATAATTTGATCTTACGGGATTGATCTTTTACCGCTACACGATTTCTCCAATCAATGGATCTACCATCAAGAGTAGCATCCCGAGAAACGAGTTTAGGAATGTTTCCAATTACCAGACCACTATCAGGAAATTCCTGTAGTGACTGAACGTCCTCAAGAGCTTTAACGTAATCCTTACGGAAAGAAATACTATAAAGCCAATAAGACGGTGAAAACACTCTAAAGATTCGTTCGAGCAAACGAAGGCTAGGGTCTTTAGAAATCACTGAGGAAGATTTGAACCAATTGGTATCGAATTTATCTTCAGCTTCTAAAATACTCGACAAGGCATTAGCTTCTTTCTCCTTAACAATGCACAATAGTGCTTTGTAAAGGGATAAGTCTCTATGAGCCTGAGAAATATCTCTCTCAAATGCGTACCAGAACGACGGTGTAACAACCGCCCCGCTGGCGAAGAGATGAGGATTTTCAGGAATACCTATTGCCGCCCAAAGTGCTACGCTCATTTCCTTAGAAAAATATTTCTGAGGGAGTGAGTCGATCACAGCTCTAAGGGAAATAGAATCACTGAAGAATCCTTTTCTTCTTGCTTCTGAGACTAATGTTCCAAGGAAGTATGGTTCTCGCAATGTCACTAATATGTTTCCGGGTCCCAAAGGACTCAGATCCATATCTGGTGTTGCCCATCTTTTTGCAAATTCAACCATATCTTGCGATACGATTGATTTCGACATATTGATAGACACCCCGAGTGATCTCATTATAATGAGATACTCCGAGGCCACCTGGTCGTGATTGATTACAATATCATCACCCAAGACAACATAGTTAGGAATTTCTGACAGACCTGCTTGTAAAGCAGCATAACGTACAATGACATGATGAGTCAAAGCGAGCATAGCCCACGAAGAATAGGCACCCATTGGTTGACCAACAGAGTATTTAATCTGTTCGCCCTTCCAGTGCCAACCTATATTTAACAGTCGCCTCCAATTTGATGAGTCGTAACCCAACAGTTGAAGTATTTGCTCCTGTAAATCGATCGGTAACCGGTCAGTTGCAGCAGATAAATCGAAACTATAGAATTTGTGTTTAGCATCGCGCTTAGCCAATAAACGTTTCAAAGCTCCATCCTGATCAAACGTTCCATCTTGTGGAACCGTTTTCAGATAACGGAAAATTGATTCGTGTAAAGGTTTTAGTGCAAGCTGAATCCACCAATTCGATATAGCTACAATCCGGGCTTTACCAGCCTGATCGTAAACTACCGATAGTTTCCCCATTTTAAGCGGAAACTTCCATAGCCAGTAAACTGGCATGAAAGGTACCATGATCACAATTAACAAATCAAGCCAAAATGCGTATGCCATAGAGTTATATCTATAGGCTAATGCATGAAAAGCATAAAGTTGTTGAGGATTAGCTATAAAGGCCAACGCATCTAAATGCGAGGTCCATGTAGCCTTCGATCCATTCGGCCCAGCTTTCTCGGATATAAATCCTTCGAATTCGCCTGGACAGATACTAATTTTCATTCTCTTCAATACCGTGTGCAAGCTCGACATATTCAATGTTCGAGTTAGCCCGTCGAAAGGTTCTATAATAGTTCCTAACGAGGGCACCACTTTGGTAGAGAAAACCCTGAAAATACTGAGAACCGTAAGCGTTAACCGTACAACCTTAATCCAATCCTTATGAGAGCGATCACGAATGATCAATCTTATAGGATGGGGTATGATTGTAGGTAAACCGAAATGGTCTCTTTTAACTCGCGGAGAAGACATCCCCACAAGAGGAGTACCATTGATACTTTGGATAGTAAGTTGTAAACAAACCTTAAGGTATTGGAACGTAAAGTCCCAACCCGTAGATTTGATTAAAATCTTCATCCGAGTATTCAACAAATCGACCATAGGCCAATATTCTTCACATTGTGCAATCCAAACTGCTATAAAGCAATACAGTTTCATCTCTTTGAGGTGAATCCATTTGCTTACAGCTTTAGATCCTGATGCGAATAATTTGTTGTTTTTGAAAGCAATAAATATTTCATCATGGTTATCTCTGGATTACGCTTTCACATTTGCCATTATACACGAGCTGCTAACACGCATATAAGAGTCTAGTCAGGATGCAACTAAACGTGCTACTTGGATAAACCAGCGTAGAAAGTACTACGATAGCTTGAACAATCTTAACGTGGATAAACATGGTTTAACACGAAAAGACGGCACTAGACAGAGCGCGAACGCTCCGAGGTGCATTTTGGGTCTACAAGCAGAAGGATAGGAACACTTTTCAGTATTCGGGCTCCCACTAAGTGGTATTACT